GTAGTTGTTTAGAACCCTTTGGTCTAATATCATAAGTGATGAAATGATTTTGGTCATCAGTTAGTTCTGGAATAATGATAATTTTAGTATTAAATTGACTTTCATTTTTCCAATACTTAATAAATGGTTCAAGGGTTTTTAAATCCACCGCTTCAGTTTCTCTATCGTACCAAAGGTATAATGGAAATGGAACACCATTTAGATAATCAGTTTGCTTTAATTTCATTAACTCTTGAAACACTTCTTGTTCAAAATCTGTTGCTAAGAAATCCGTTACTTTTAATCTTAAACTTGGTTCTGTCATTATAAGTCCTTACACATTCTGCACTTTAAGTGCTTTTCACACTTTTCATATTCGTTTGCTATGATTTTACCTTTGTCATCATAACACTCATCTATGAACTCTTGTAACCTATTCATAACTTTATTGATACTTGGTTTACCACTTGCTGGTGAAAAGGATTGTAATCGTTTTTGTGGATACATCATATTTTCATACAATCTTCTCTTTAATATTAAATATTCAACATCTATTTTATCTTCTGATATTTCTAATTGTTTTGCCATAAAGTGTTTATATAATAACAACTGATTGGTTTTGTTCTTGTCGGCTTTCATATATTTGTTCCAACCCATTGTAGATGATTTGATATCAATAACTTTCATACGACCAGTTTTCTTGTCGTGTAGAACAACATCCATAAAACCAACAAATCTTAATTCTTTTGGTAGTTTGTAATTTAGATTCATCTCGATACCGACTAATTCAGTATCTTTCTTTTTGAAATGATTACCTTTTCTTTTCAAGAACTCATCAATGATTGCAAATCCGTCATTAGTAAATTCAGTCATTTCTTCTTTCGTAACTTCAAACTCATCACCATATTTTTCTTTGGATTCTTTGAATAACTCTTTCATACGATAAATCAGAATATCGTGTAATGGAAGTTCATCTGCTTCTTTGATTGTTCGTTCATAATAACATACTAAATATGCTTGAATAGTTTCGTGAATAGCACTACCGAACAAGGTATAAATATTACCTTTGAAAGTTTCTGCTTTATCCACATAATTTGCTTTCCAAGTGTAAGGACATTTGTCCCACATTGAGAACTGACTATAACTTATTTTGCCCATTTACCCCTCGCTACTACTTGTGCCATAACTCCATAATTTGATATGTCCGAGAAACTATCTGTTGCTGGTTCGTTGTCAACCGCATTTCCCGTATCTCTCATCAATAATGTTTTTAATCTCTCAATTTTGTCATTACATCTGAACCAGATTCCTAACAACGATAATTTAATGTCTTCTGGTGTTTTTAGAATTGTTCCGACTGCGATGTTTTGTGGGCCGTAATCATATTGTTTTCTACAAAACAATTCATATTGGTCTCGTTGAATCTTTTTAAATTCTGATGTCATTTCAGGATATGTGTTTTCCATATATCCAACGACATCATCATCTCCGTTAGCATTTCCATATGCTACCTCTACTGGCATACCTTGTGTCGGGTCATATTCTTGACCGACATCATCAATAACTTTTGTTGGTGCGTCTTTAATCATTACTTACTCCATATTTTTTTTAGTTGTTTTTCATCTACACCATATTTGGATACGATAGAATATACAACATCTTTACCCATAATGTCAAGTGTTTTTTCAATATTTTCTGAACTATCTTCAAAATACTCACATAATATGTCCATAGCCCACTTTTCTATCTTGGATTTTGACTTAGATTTAGTATATTTTAAAAAGGTTCTACCCTTTGGTATCACATCTGTGTAGAATTGATATACTGACTTTGGTTCTAATTCCCAATATCTTTGGATTTCATTTACGACCTCAATCCACTCTGGTTTCATTGATAGAAATCTATGCACCATATAATTTGACCAAGTTTTTTTATCGGCATCAGAAATCTCTTCCCAATAATTTGGGTTCTGATTATTTGTAATTTCTTTTATGTGGTCAAATAGTGATTTTGTTTTCATAGTGAATAACCTTTTAGATATAAATAAATAGTTGACTTATAAGTCAAAATGACAAAAATCTTTGTTTTGTTCGTAAAAGTTTTTTAATTCTTCCCAATTGCCGATGTTTTTAAAATTATCTTCGGTGTTTAATTTTACACCTGAAAAGAATCCATACAAGTCTTCATAAAACAATACTCTTGAGTTTCTGTGAGATTTTAGATATTCTATGGTGTTGTTTGTTATTTCTTTGATACCTATGATATCTTTTTTTATATCATCAATTGATATTGTATCGACTTTTATTTCGTTGTATTGTTGTTTTTCTTTTTTCGTTAGAGTTTCCACCCCAAAATCTACTGCTCTCCACTTTTCTGTTTTCTTTGCGAGATTTAAAGATAGTGATTGTAAAAATACATTTCTTCTTGACAAAAAGAAAACCATATCGTGATAGTCTATTATATCGTTGTGTATTTTTTTCTTAGGATAAACACCAAACTTAATTCCAAAAGTATCATCGTTATCATACATTTTATCAAGAAATTTATCTACACCCATTGAGTTTATAATCTTTTCCGAGTGATTAAATTCTGGTTCCCATATAAATTTTTTAGATGAAATCTCTTGTAGTGTTTTACAAAACTCAGTTGTTCCACTACGACTACAACCCAATACCAATACTTTATTTAAATGCATTTCCTAACATCCAAGTTAATACTGAATATCTAACACCACGAGTCAATGGTGATACTCTATGTCCTAAATAAGATGGAAACAAGATAAGACTTCCTTTTTTTCTACTACCGACTGCTGTGTTTTCACCTGTTTTGTCAGTCATACTAAACTCAAAATTTCCTCCGTCATAGTCATTTTCATCAGACAACTGAACAATGGCAGTAATTTTACGAACTGATGTTTCTTCATTTCCAATGTCTAAATGCCAGTCATATTTTCCTGTGTCTTCATATCTCAACATACGAACATTAGAAAACTCATTTGCTATGTCAAAATTAAAAAATAATCTATTTGCCATTTCACAAGCCATCATTAAATTTTTATTTAAATTAAATCCGTCTGACAATACAATTTCTTCTGAAAATCTTACTTCTTGGACTTTACGAACATTTTCATTTACAATGTCTGCTCCGTTTCCATTATAAGTTCCTGCTACGGTGGCTTTGTATTGTTCTGAATTATCAAACATTTTGATTAACTCATCACACCTTTGTTCAGTCAAGAAGTCATCTTTGTGAACTACAAACTTAAAGTTTTTCTTTTGTGTTAGATTTTCTATCATCTAAAATGGTCTCCAATAAATAACTCTTGTAAAACATATCTTATTCCTTTAGTAACTGGTGTTACATTGTGAGATAAGAATGTGGGAAATATAGTTAATGAACCTTTTAATTGGTTCATTGTATACCACTCTTTTGTATGTTTATCTTGTATTCCGAACTGAACTTCTCCACCCTCGTATTCACTTGGGTCTGTAAGTTGGACAATCGCCACAAGCTTTCTATTAGAGCAACTACCTGCATTAAAATCTGTGTGCCAACCATAAAAACCTCCTTGATGATACTTGATAAGTTTTAACTCGTCATCTGCTCCGTCTATATCAAAGTGAAATACACCTTGATTTACCATTTTAACTACTTGGTATATTTTATCTTGTAACCATTTCCAATCTCCGTTACAATTATCTGGTCTAAATCTATTATCTGGTTGGTCAAATAAATACCATTCTTCCGTTACTCTTATTTCTGGTATGATTGCCGCTTCTCCTTTTTCACCACCAACTCCACCCGGAACCATTTGTTCTGTTGTGGTTATTTGTTCTATTAATTCATCACACTTTTCGTGTGATAAAAATGTAGGTATTTGTATTGAGTATTTAAAGTCATTGTTTAACTTCATTTAAAAGTGTTCCCTTCTGCAAATGTTATTAAAGTGTATCTATCTTTTTCACTAAATTGTAAAACTTTGTGTGCTGCGAAAGCTGGAAATATAACTATTCTACCTTTTTTTACATCTATGATATTACCCCAAATGTCTAATTGTCCTCCCTCATAATCGTCATTTAAAAATATAACTGATGTAAGTTTTGTACAAGTGTTTACAACCTTTCCGTCTCCTGCTGCAAAATCTGAGTGATACTCATCATCTACGACAAATGTATCTACTGGATATAATTTTCCACAAGAATGTTGAATGCCAGATATATCAAATTTATATACTAATGTATTTGATAAACTGACAACTTTCCATATTTTATCTATTAAATTTTTGTTTTGAGTTACTACATTTTTACAATTATGTAAACTTCCCCATACAAAATTGTCCGATTTAATATTTTCATCAATAGATTTTATTTCGTTATCACATTCTTCTGATGTTAAGAAATTATCTCGAACTAAAAACCATTTAAAATTGTGATTATGTATCAGACTCATCAGAAACTAAAACCTTATTTGCGAAATAATTAACACCACTATCCGTAGAGTTTATGTTGTATGTTATTTCTTCTTTATTTATAACTTCTATGTGGACTACTTTTAACTTATTTAACTCATCAGTCAAAACTACATCTCCTATTTTTAGTGGTCTGTAATCTGAATCTACTTCAGAATCTCCAACGATATAAAATGGGTGGTCATCTGTTGCTGTGATTGTAGAGTCATCATCAAAAGTATAAGTTACTATATTATCGTGTCTTATCTTTATGACTTCTAAAACTTTTGAGTCCTGAATTTTATTATTCTCAACATCATATGTTTTTATCATATCACCAGGTCTAACTTTTATGATTG